CAATTTAACCAGGATTAATTTGCAGATTTCAACAATAAATGAATTTACTTCAGTAAGCGTATTGCTTCTGTTTTGTGCGATTAATTCTGCCAGATAATCGGCACTGATCAGCGTAGAAAGTTCGTTTTTCTGAAATGCGAGCAGCTGACCCTTTGCTTTTAAAAAATCGGTACGGCTGCCGTCTGTTTTTGTATAGCCGGCAAAATCTATTCCGGTCACGAAAAGGCAGTTTGTCAGGTTATTAAACCGCTTGGATTTAGTCCATTTTGCAAGCGCCGTGCTGTCATCCATGAGTTGTGTGATGAGCAAATCAGTTGTTTTATCAATCGAATTCGTACACCAGAGCATTAACCGCTCCACACGTTCCCTGGAAGCCGGTGCAATATTATTACCACTCACCACCCCAAATCCATTTTGTGTTTGAATCAAATCAACAAACGGAATGGCATCCCGGTATGTCTGGAAGGCAATCAGATTCCGCAATGACGTCTTTAAAACGGAAGTATCTTCCAAAGCCTCAATATAGGTATACAAATCCGATCCGGTAAGCAAACTTTGAATGGTACCATCGGCCGTATTGGCAAATGGTTCCAGGGCCGGCCATTCCGATCCGCGAGCAGTAGGAATTGACAAAATAAATTTTTCTAATGAATCAATCAGTGCCATGGTAAAAGTTTATTAATTATTTCAATTATCATTTTGATATTGATATCTACCGATATCTCTTTTTATTTTGCGGTGATCAGCACCGGTACCCAAAGAAAAGAAAGCAAAACACGATCAAAATGATAATTTTGTAATGATAGGTACATTTTCTTTTTCTTACTCCCCTTTAGGGGCTGGGGGTTCTTGACTTAATGTTGCATCCGTCTTCTTATCCAGGGTTGTCAGCATTACAAAAGGTATCTCAACTTCCAGATCCCATTCGTTGAATTCTTTGATTACAAAATAAGGTTCGAGAAGGATATCCCGGATCGGTTTTTCCAACGCCTGTTTGATGGTAAACAGTTCCCGTTTGTCGGATCCGGATAAACCGCCCTTCGATTGTCCCGGAGGCGAACCCACCAGGTCGGTATTCGTTCCGGTGGCATAACATTCCATACTGGCCGCTTCAGCGGTATCCTGAATCCAGTCACCGCCTTGTTTCGAAGTATCCACCAACGTTATTTTCACCATCTTCACTTCCTGACCTGTCACGGGATGTATATAGAATCCGCTAAACCACACTTTTCCACTGTTGGCAATACCGGTGAGGAATTCACGGATATTATTCTTTTCTTTTTTCTGCCGTTCAATTTGTTTTGCCGGATCGGTAATTTTTTCGCCTTCGTATAAATACTTCCAGTATTCCGAATTTATTTCCACCTGAAAATTCATGACCATCCCGTTGGTAAATTTCGCTTTCTTACCCATGGGGATCATCTGTTTGATGTCGTACCACCCCGAGTTAAATATGGACCAAAAGGGAGTAAACGAGTAATAGTTATTGCCAATGGTTGGAATTTCATTCAGTACGGCAAACTTGCGGGTATTCGTTGCTTTCCCTGTTTTCCCCTCATCATCCGGAAGTTTACCCATGCGCACCATCAGGTCGGCAAGAGGATTCATGGTGTCCAGCAATTCGATTACTTCGAAATTCTTGAATCCTGCCGTTTCCCAATCCCCGAAAAACACATGTTCAATGGCTCCTGTATCGGGATTACACGTTTCGAACCGGCAATTTACAGCATCCTTGTGCACTAACTTGACAATCTTTTTACCGTCTTTACTCAGGATCAACACGCTGATGGAGAAATATAAATTTTTAATATCTGTTTGTTGTTCCAGCAGGTATTTCACCGGCCGGTTGTACTTGAAAAAATCCAGTACTTCCTGATCGGTAATTTCACCGCCTACTTTTGTTTTGGTACATATTCCGTTACCATACCCGGCAAAAATATTAAACTGGAGATTCGATGACAATACTTCATCTTTCCTGATTTTACGGACAACTTCCAGGGGTGTTATATTTGAATTTCCCCAGGGCACATACCCGCGAAGCTTCGTATCTTTATTTCCAGGAAGGGATACCGGTGTGACGGTGGATGTTTCCTCGAAAACCGTGACCCCATCATTCATGCTATTGATGATATCAGCAGCTGTATCGTTGATAGGAATCGTGAAAATATCTATTGAGCTATTCATATTATATAAAGATTTCTATGTCATTGATTTCAAACAGGCTGATCATTCTCACTTTCCGTATTGATCCGCTTTCGATAAATTTCACGTTGAAGGTGTTGTTATCAAAATAACTCGAGGTACACACCACATTTTCGTAATTCAGGACTTCTCCTGTCGTGGCCTTCCACACCCTGCAACTGAACGGCTGTCCGCTCAGTATCATTTTACGTGCTGTATTAATATGTATCATATTTAGTGATTAGTGGTTAGTGATTAGTGATTAGTTGAATGTAGCATCAAACGTGGCATCAAATATCCCTCTGGCTGCATTGGTAAACTGTACATGATTATTCTTTGCCCGGCGATACGTGTAGGTGAACGATTGCAGCTCGTTGGCATCCGAGTCTGTTTTTTCAATGGCCGTCAACGTGATATCGTCATCCGCTCCGGAAATTCCGGGGGTGTAGGTGGCTATGTTGTAACTGAGCAACAGATCATCAATCCACTCCATTTCCGTTTCGGATAAATGCCCGGAGTTGAGTGTTTTTTCGGCTACAAAGTCCTGGGTAATTTTCCGGTAATGATTGTCTATGTTTCCCAGGTTATATTCCGCTGTCTTTTTGTTGTCGGTCCTGCCTGTAGCCGTATAGGTTTCCAGCACGCCAAAGCAGTTGGTATACACAAAGTACTTTCGATCCCTGTAATTCGAGTCATCAATCAGGTAGGTGTATTTAGCCATTTCAAACCCTGTACCGGTGCACCACATGTCAACCTGAAGTATTTCAGTATCGGCAGCAAGGGCAGCAGCTGAGGTAACCGCACCCAGTGAAGCGTTGAAGGTAGTCACCTGACTGGAGACAGAAGCGGCAAGGGTGGTGAGGACTCCTGTTAATTCGGTAAGTACGGAATTGAGTAAGTAAACTACTTTGAAATTGACAGTTACAAGGCCGTAACTTGCTTTTTGGAGGAACGATAGATATTCATTTCGGCTTTTCGAGGTGCGTTTTTCGCGGTATGCCCTGGTTAGGAAGTTAATCGCAGTCCAGGCATCTGCGGTAACCGTCATGTCTGCTTCACATTTCAGGACCGTAAATCCCACCGTGTGAACCGTAATGCCTTCGGTAATGGTATAACTGAACCCCAGCAACAGCGTGGAAGTCGTGAAATATTTCTCCACGATTTCGCCCAGGTTCCGGATCCGGATCGTACCATCTACATCATACACATACGACTCCGTAAGAATAACCGTTGCCCCGTTTTTCAACTCAAACACCACCGACGTATGATAATCGTTTTTAACCAGGAGAATATCCGGTACCAACTTCTGAAAATAGAGTGCTCCGACGGTTGGTTCTTGTGTAATTGTCATAAAAATAGCGGTTGAATTAATTGATATTACAAATAAAGTTCAACCGCTAAGGGTAAAAAAAGACAAGAGAAAAGGATTTACACAGATTGAAGAAAGGATTTACACAGATAAGAAAAAACCCGACTGGATTTAGTCGGGTTTTTAATTCATTTAAGATCACTTCTGACAGGTAATTTAAAATCGGTTTTCGCCTTATCTTTTAATTGATCCATAATTTCAACCCATTTTTCAGGTGACAACTTTTGTTTCTTTTGTTTTTGTTTTTTCATTTATGTAAATTATTTTTCTTAATCCTTTTTATGATCACGAAGTTCCATTGCGCCATCTTTTCGCATAAGCCATACGGGGGTAGCATCATCAAACCCGATGGTATAACCCAGTAGTGTCATATATTCCGCAATTTCGTTTGTGCTCAGGTCGGCCATAGGTCGCAGGTCCATCATAATTTCTTCACTCGTTTTCCGAATCGTGGCCGTTTGTTCGGTTGCCGGCAGGAACTCACCGCAATACCGGGAGAGAATGATCTGTTTGAAGGTTGGTTTTTGTGGTATTTCTTCCATATTATTGTTTTTAAAGGGTTTTCATTTGTAAAGTGTTGATATTCTATTTAATAAAAGAGTAAAAAGAAAAAAACTAAAAAAATAGAAAACTCAAAATACCCTACAACAGAAATTCAGACCGTAAACAATTGATTTAAATGTATTTGAGTTTAGTAACCTTTTTCTGTTAATTTAGATATACCCTACTACAAAAATGCTTATTGTTCTATTATTCAATCATTAACCTTTTATTTAACCATTAGGGTTATGGCAAAATAAAAAAAAACGAAGTAAGGTTTCAATAAAAAATAGATTTTTTCGAGTAGAGTTTTGTAAAATACGAATATTTGAAGTAAGGGTTGTAAAATTGAAAAGGATAACTCATTTGGGTTATCCTTTTTTAGTGTCTAAATGATTAAGGTTGCTCTTATTTTACGATCCGAACAAACGAGTATCCGTATTTACTACCCCCATTCACGTAATGTGTCGTTTTCCGGAACTTAAGATATCGCATTTGGAATCCTATTTTTACATTGTCGATATCTTCAATTATTTTAACCGGCATTTCCTCCAGTATCTCAGAAGATGTCATAAATAAGATAGTTGATTTATCATCCGTGGTTTCGGGAACTCGATAATTTTCAGTTATAAATTTAAGGATATCATTCCGGTATTCCTTATCCATGAATTTTTTTGAATACAGCGAAGCGATCTCCATGGCCGGCTTAAAGAACTTTTTCTCCCGGACTGAAAGAACAGTCAGGAAGTATGAAAAATCCTCGATATAGAAGCACAGGTAATTATCCTTATCAATGTATTCCATCACCGTGTCTAACTTTTCGGAGTAGCCCAGGTTATTAAACCACATCATCGTCTGATTAAAATCGAGCTTATAATCATCGATAAAGAACTTGATAGGCACATATACTTCACCATCTATGGTTACTACCTGAATGTCCAGGCCTGTAAATTTAATTTTTTCCATCGTTTTTTAAAGTTTTAATATTCTGTTCAAAGATACTTAATTATCCGTTTTAATAATGGGTAATAATTCCGATAATTTAATCAGATCATCCTGAAGGTAAGTCATTGCTTCCAGAAATCCACTGAATTGAGTCAGGCTATCCATGTCTGATATATTTAGATTCCGGCAGAAATACTTTTGGATATCATTCAAGGTATCAATATACGACGTAAGAATCGTTTCACCATGTTCGCCGGCCGGTGACAGTTCTTTCAAAAAATCAACCAGTTCCGGACTTACCGGCATTCCATCAACTATGGTCATACGGTAGATCCTTTCTCTTTTACAATTTCCGAAAAAAATCCGGGTGAAGGTTTAAATAGGTGTTTAAATCCGGAAGAAATAAAGTACTTCAGCATTTCAATGGCTATCCGTTCGTCATTCTCTGACAGTTGTTTCAATCTTTCCAGCATGACCAACTCCCGACGATTGCCTATCTGTTGTTTATGTTCCTTCGAAAGGTAATTTTTATAAGTGACCCATATTCCCAAAAATACAGAACCAGGGAATGGCATACTGATTGCAAGTGATTTGATAGGTGTTTTCATATGGCTGTCCTCCCTTGAGTAAAATTCAGTTCCAGGATAAACCCATCAGCCACGAATGACAGACTGGTAGCAGTAGGGGCAGAATGCAACGATACCGTAGTAGCACCTTTAATTTCTTTTTTTGATTCCATGTAGAAATCACGGAGAATGGACAATGCACTTTTTTGATCAACGATACCCGAACCCTGTACCGGTTTCACTGGCTTTACAGGAAGTTTCCTGCGAATGGATGTATTACTCATGGGTGCCCTCCATTGTATTTTGAAAATAAATAATCTTTATTAATTCACTTTCGGACAGGCTACCCTTGTCAAAACAATAATGCGCCATTGTAAAGTTCCATTTTACAATTCTATTCGGCTCATATTCCACAGTAGTTACATCCAGGTCAATGAGTTCTCTGTTATTTACCCAATTCTCGTTCCAAATTTTATTTAAGCGATAATGAATATCACTTGACAGGGTTTCTAAACTGGTATACGATAGCGTAAATTCTGTTCCGTTAGGGATACGGATGATGGCGGTCTTTTCAACCGACGGTTCCGGAACGTGTCCAGCTGGTAAGATTTGTTTTTTCATTTTGGTGTTTTTGCATTTAAATTATAGAGCACAAAAAGGCGATGCTCATATATCGCTGCAAAAACACCAAAAGGCATATACCGGACTACGGCTTCGATATATGGCATCGCCATATTTTTAATAAGTTTGAATTTTACGGCATAAAAAAACCACCTCGTTTGGTGGCATTGCTGCCTTTTAATGTTTTTGCGTTGCAAATATCGGAAGTATATTTGTAACTACAAAATAAAACATCAAATATTTTCAAATTTATTTTGAATTATATTTTCCAGTTCATCCGACATTAGCAATCTTATTTCACAACCTTCATTATTTAGTTGTGCGACTTTTAAAAGTTTAGCAGGACCGGCATCATCTCCGGCTAAAACAAAATTTGTTTTACGTGATATAGAAGTATTTATATCTGCACCAAGTTTTTTAAAAATTGATGCAATAATATTTCTTTCCATAAAAAAAGTACCGGTAATAACAATTGATTTATTGTAAAAAGGATTCTCTTTATTCTCAACATCCAAATTTTTACAAAGCAATGCGGGATCAATTCTTTTATCAGAATACAAAGTTGGCTTCTTTACTTTTTCAATCGTTTCTTCTACAAATGAATAATCCGGCTTTTCCCCTTTTTTATGCTTGATATATATTTCAGCCAATGCCACTGCATCTGCCAGGGCATTATGTTTATCAACATAGTCCACATTAAAAGCCTGGGCCAATATGCCAAGTTTCTTTTTACCAATTTTATCGATAGTATCAATAACTTGCATAGTGGGCATTTGTAAATCATAAAACAAAGTTGTTTTTCTTAATACATTAAAATCCGTTGCAGCACCATGACAAACGATTGTTTGCAGATCAAAGTACATTTCAATTTCATCCCAGATGTCCTCAAAGGTTGGTACATTCTTTGTCATTTCGGGAGTAATGCCATGCACCTGGGTTTCAAAATATCCATATTTATTCCCGGGAGGCTGTATCAGATATCCAATTTTATCCACTATAGTACCATTTAACACGGTCACTATTCCCAATTGACACGCAAATTGCCTACTATCAGCATATTCAAAATCTACTACTACATAATCATATTTCATAAATTTAAAATTAAGTTGTTTATAATAAATACTAATTTACAAAGATATGTAAAAACATTAACATAAAAAACCCCGATACGATCAGTACCGGGGCTTTCTTTTCTTACGCCACTTTCGGGACAGGGGGGTTCTTCTTTTCAGCCGCCAGTCGTGCAATCCGGTTGGCTACCTGTTGTTTGAAATACGCGATCTGATAATTGATCTTGTCAATCAATTGGTCGTATATCGGGCTGGGTTCGATCACGGCCAGCGAATTAATCCACACCACGATTTGACGGTAATCGGCATCGAGGGTCCGGCGCGTATCCAACACGTTTAACTTCTGTGCGTTTAGCTTTTCGATGCTCCGGGTTCCAAACGAGTTATTAAATACGTGGCTGGCACCATTGAGCTGTGCCAGAATAGTTTCGGCATCAATACGCTGTAAATCGGTGATGTAGTTTTCTATCAACTCGTTGAACCGAACGTCCATTACCCCGCTTTTTTCGGAATAGGGCAGTCGCTTCAGGTCGCCATACTTGTCGATAATAAACTTAATCCGGGTAGCTGCTTCACGGATCACCGGGTTCGCGTCGAGCATGGCCGATTTCACCTTGAGGCGAAAACTGGAATCGTACTCATCACGCGTACGGTTTGCCTGGATCATTTCCCGGGTACGTGCACTTCCCCGTTCGCGGTTCATGGCTTTCCCCTGGGTGTCGTAGTCCTCGTAATACTGACGCACAAAATCACTGCGTTCAGGCAGGATCAGGAACAACTGACAGTCATTGATCAGGGTGAACAGATTGAAATGAAATTGATGATGCTCTCCATTGTTTAAGTGCATCAAACAGATTCTTGAAATTTGTTTCATAACGATACATTTTTTTTAGTGGAACATTTATTTAGTAAAATCAGAAATATCAGTGAGAAAAATCACGATGTTTTAACTGCTACCCTTTCAACTCATTCGATAAACCATGATGTTTTAACTCCTCCGATCCCTTTCGGCCGGCACTCCCGGGATGTGGGAGGTAGTTCCGGTCCGGTGAACGTTAAAAATCAGGATGTATTTAATGAAAACATTCGTGGTTGTAAAAAACACGCAAGAATAAAAGGACAATTAAATACAAAAAAAGACATATAAATTTTAGTTTCACGTAACGTTGACACAAAACGATTTCGAAAACTCGAGTGAGGTTTCAAAAACAGCGTTTGAAATTAAAAAAACTACAAAATTTCGTTTAAACCCTACTCGTTTAAATGATTTTATTACACTTTAACCGAATAATTTTAAAATAAAAATAAAACCTCACACGATTAAAATGTATGTACATTATTAATTATAAGTACATTATATATTTTGTTTCCTGTTTTGTTGTAAGGTGTTGTAAGGATATCAATTTTTTTAATTTTACGATATTTATTTTTAATATCCTATCATTATGTTTGTTATCCTGTTTGTTGTATGCGTTGTAACGTTGTAGGCACTTTTTACTTTTTTCGCTTCGTATAGTATATATATATCATATTATTCTTTAAGTTATTAGTAATTAAAAGAATAAGAATGTATATATAGATAATATGTATATGAAAACAATGATTTTCCGGAGTTCGTTTTTTGAATTTGTTCAAATCCAAATGGTTAAAGGGCGTGAATATTAAAAAAACGCCCTTTATCCTTTGAAGTACCCCGCCCCGCCCTATCGCTCTGAGGTAATTACATCGGCTTCGGGGTGCGATATATGCCATAAATTAACAAACGGTCGACCCAAAAGAGCCGACCGCATGGTAAATACGTCAATTACGTACGAAGTATGTAATTACTGATTAGATTATGTATTTGTTTGATGTTGATCAGCCGAATGAGCTGACCAGTCCGGAGTAGTAGTTGCTCCCTGAAGGGAAGTTATTCATGCCAATGTACAGGGTGTCGAATGCATCGGTACCATCCGTTCGAGTCTCGAGTTTATCTTCCTCGGTCTCTACCAGCTTCTCACCACGCTTGTCTTTCCGGAATCCATTGCTGCCGATGTACACGCATGTTTGTTCCAGGGATAACAGCAGCTCTTCGTTGTTGGGCTTATTGAACATAGGTATCAATCCCTTTTGGCCTTTGAGTCCCATGTTGATGAGTGCATGCTTCTCGTTATGCTTCATCGGGTTGCCAATGAACACACGTTGCACATGCCAGCCATTCTTATTGAATGTATTCTCAACTACTGAAGCAAAGTCATCGTCGTTCACTGCATAGTTACTACCCAATGCTGTACTATCCACGTAATAGATTACTTCCTTCCGATTGTGATACCGGTAGTACGTACAGAAGTCAGTCACTAACTCAACTAACCGCCGTTCGTATTTCACATAGAACGACTTCAACACCCTAAGCTTCTCACCCTGTCGTTGTCCAGCCACTATCCAATTGATGTTGGCATTGTAGTCGAGTGCTATGCATATCGCTTCATTCTTATCCAGATCACCATCCTGCCGGCACAATGCTTCTTCTGCCTTATCTAAGTTATACTCCAGGTTCTCCAGGTAACTGTTGTCATACGCACTGTAATAATGCGATTCCTTAAGGTTGTTATAGAATCCGTCAAGTGAGGTCTTTACCTTCAGGCATAGAATAGAAGTCATAAATACCAGTGGTGGCAGATCACGCTTCATTTGCTTAATGTACGACTCCCCTAATACTTCAAGATTCTCAAGCGAACTAAACTCATTATAATCTACTGTAATACGCCTGGTCTTTGCTAATGTTTTAGCTAATGATTTATACTCATCAAACAGGTATTTAGGTGCATTATTCTTCTCAATCTGAATCCTGATCTTTATTTCATACATCCGGACAATGATACCGTCAATAAGCTCTATTAAATCAGGAAAACATTGTTTTTCGTAATTCAGAAACCAACTTCCCTTTTTAGTCGTTGGCATATCCGAAACAATAAGTTTTGAACGGTAATATGGAGATTTATTGAAATATCCCTGATATCCTCCAATGGCAGGAAGTGTTTCAGTTTTTAATTGCTCATAATCGAGTAATTTTCCTTCATCCATTGCACCATAATCCAACGTTAAGGAGTTTGAAGTACCTACACCATCCTGAGAAATGATATAATCAAGCGAACCATTATACCACGACATGACATGATCGTAATTTTCAGGTTGTATAATCGGTTCTTTGAAATGCCATTTTGCGTCGGGTCTACGGCCAATACAATAGTGTTTGTTACGAATGTACCCAAAGTCGGCTAAAGCTTTCAGTGTGCCCGGCAGAGTGCGTGTGAGAGCCTGTTGAAATGTGTTGGCAATAAACGCTCCGGAACTACCCGGCATTCGTTGCACATTACGCAATAACCAGGGTGCAACAATTCCATGACTTTTACCAAGGCGTCGACCTCCAACAACAACAGTGGTATTGCAGGCACGGGCAATTACTTTCTGTTGTGCCGGATTAAAGTATATTTGTTTTTTATCGTTCGTCGCCATAATTCATAATTGGATCCAGGTCAATTTCTTCGTAGGTTACTTCTTCTATAAAACTGATATCTTCAGCATATTTTTTGAATGCAGCTGCAATTTTCTCTTTCAGGTTTGGAATTTTCTTTAATCCGATAACTGAAGGGTCGCATGTAATTTCGAAACTTTGAGGTTTAAGATCCTCCCAGGGAAATTCAGTTGCATCCGCTTTATCCAACTGATTGGCCGAAACACTAACTTTAGCCGCTTTAATAATCGCATCTTCATTCTTTTTAATGCGAGCCATACCAACCGCTTCATCAATCCAGGCGTTTACCTGGTATAAATGCCAGTCCTTTGATTGTTTATTGATACTGCCCAACAGGTCCTTAATCAAGCGTACATCGTCGTATGCCATTGATTTTTCAACACCATACAGTTGCATGACGTGCAGTGCAATCTCTTTGTCTTTTTTGGAGGGATATTCATTCCAGAGGGTATAACCGGAGCGGATCCGCAATATACGTTCACGGATATTCACCGGAACGGCAGCCATCTTGTCAACATCAGAATAGAGATGTTGCCGGCAAAGGTCGAGGGTTTTACTTTTACTCATCGAGGGTTTGATCTGTAATGTATTTACTCACTAATTCTATGGCAATGTTACTTCCCAGTTCGGCCTGTTGTATTTCCTGCCGGCGTAACCTGGCTATTGTTTGCAATTTTGTGACATGGTAATTTAAAGAAACATCCGATGATTTGTCAGCGATATCATCACGAAGTACATCCGGATCCACGCCAATCAATAAAGCGATATCCGATATCTTTAAAAATAAAGAAGCATATTCTTCAACCTGTTCAATCTGCTTGCGTGTGTAATTCATAGGTCATAGTTTTAAATTTTTCAACAGCTGCTTTGAATGGGAAAAATATTTCCGGGAGCGTGGATACAATTGTTGATTCTGTTCGGCTGGTTCTGGTGGCATTCTGACTCCCTGAGATACTGACATGGTAGATATCCGATTCTATCAGGATCACTTTAGCATGAACTTTACAATAACTCACCCGGTCAAACACATTTTCGGAGAATCGTATCAGCTTTTGTGTTTTTTGTACCGCTTTCAGGTCCATAACCAATGATATCGATTCAATCAGTCCGGACTGGCGAAGCTTCAGTACCTTTCGAATGAATTCTTCCGACAAACTAAAGGTGATCACCGTTACCCGGGCTTTACCGGTTTGATTCAATACCCATTCCAACAGGTTGTAAAATTGCACCTTATTATCCATATAAGCCCCGACATAATCGCCGGGGCTTAATGGCTTTAATAGTTGATCGATCTTATTCACCACTTCCGGCACCTATGCCTTCCGCTGCGTTTACAGTTGGTTGGTCAACTTGTTTTTCGAGGCTTTCAATAGCCATAAGGATCATTTGGTCCAGGAACTCCGGAGTTAATTCTTTCAACCCAACTTTTTCGGTTTTTGAGAATGCACCTTTTACGCCTTCAACCGTGATATTATTTTTCAATAATGTTCTGATTTGCGAAATGGTGTTTTCAGTAGCTTCATCTTGTACCAGGTTCATTTGATCTACCGGATCCACAATTTTTTCTACTGCAGCAGCAGGTAAAATTTCAGGATTTGCAGGATCCACAATTTGTTCCCCTGGTACAGTTGATTCAACCTTTGATTCAACAACCTGAATGATCACTCCGGCCGCTTTCAATTTTTCGGAAGTTGCTTCGTCAATAGTCTGGCCATCGAGAATTAGCTCGTTATACCTGATTTGTGCTTCAGCCAGCTGTTTGTCGGCGGCTTCCTGTTTCCCTGCAGTAATTTTTTCAAGTATTTCTTTTCCGGCACGGTTCAGATAAGTTCGGTTAGCCTGGATACGTTTGAAATCAAGTGCAACGCCCGGAACAATCACTTTCTTTTCTCCTGGTATTACATCACCCATCTTGAAATTGTCGTATAATTCCCAATTACCACGCAAGGTATTATCCAGGTGCAGCAGGTCCTGAAGGAATGGCAATCTTTCGGCTGCCGTATGTCCATCTTCGGACAATACCTTCAGCTTTTCATGCAATGCACGCATTTCAGGGTATATTTCCTGATTCATGTCAAACATTAGTTTTATGCCTGCCGGTAATTGATCGTGATCCGAACGTTTGCCAATGCCTTCAAACTTTAGTTTTTCAGTCGTTATGGCTATTACCGGGATTAATTTCGATTCAATTACTTCGGGCGATTCTACCGGTGTAGTTTCTACCGGTGCAATTACCAATTTTACACCCATGTACTTTTTGAGTTCGTACACAATTTTCGCGAAATTCTTTTTTTGAATCACATTCTGATGAAGTATGCGATTGCGGTTAACCTGAAGCATCAACGTTGCTCCCACTTCCAGGCTTCGTTCATCTACCGGTGTATCCAGCCAGGCTTGAACTTTTAATTCGTGTTCGTTTAATTCTGCCATTGTTTTAAAATTTAAAATGTATGTTTTTGATTGAGATTCAAATGTAAAAGCATGTAATTACATTTAAAAAGACAAAAAACCCTCACAATTTTCATTGCGAGGGTTTCAGAAATTTTCGAATTATAACGACCCCATCGTTTTTTCACGACGGGGTCGATAAAGTTTACACTCCAGGATTGATAATACCGTCTGTTGTTACAATTTCGCCGGTATAGAATAACCCCGGTGCAATATCGGTAACGGTAACAGTCAATTTCGTGCCCATTTCGTCCGTTGCAGCTCCACCAAGTGTTTGCTCAATCGCCGTGTCAGTATCCCACATGTCATTGCCAAATACACGCCATTTGCCTGACTTAGTTTGCACCAGGTAAACAAAATCATCGTTGTTAGCCTGCTTTGCAAATCCGGATGCTTCTTCGTCTACCGATTGATGTTGAATAGTCAATGAGTTGATAAACGTTTTAGAGGGTTTCGATCCCTGACTCTTACCGTCCACGGGACTTTTATTCACCAACGCGCTCGTTTTTTGCCAAACAGACAAAGCAGCCAGGGTAAATTTGCCAACATAAGTCACCAGCTCTCCCATAGACGTAACAAACGTTTTTGGCAATGTTGGCCATGCCACGATTTCGCGTTTTGCAATGCGATACACTTCACGCTTGATGCCCGGCAGGTTGACGTTTCCTTCTACCCAGTCCAGGTCTTTATATTTAATTTCACTTCCAGCCATTTTTATGGTCTCCTATTTTAAAGTAAATTACTTACAGCTTACACTGTAAATAATTTACCGATTAATAAATCTTCAGGTTGGATGCTGTCGTACTGGCAACCAAACAGGATGGCCGACGAAAGTGTTACCTTGAAAGCAGAGAAACGATCGACGCTCAGTTTTTCCAGGTCGTTACCTGAACCGGTACCAACCAACATATTGGTCTTAGCAGTTAATTGCAGGTGAGTAGCATCTTTTTTAGAAGCTAATGGTACCAGTTCACACAATCCGTTCGAACCTTCAAGGACAGTTTTATTAAACGTCGTATTGTACGCAGTTGCGCCGGTTATCTGTTTATAGTCATCGCAATATGCATCATAATATTCATAAGGCATCAACAACTTCACCGGTTTTTCACGAAGTTCCGGAGTGGCACTGCGATAAAACGCTTTCAAAAAATCAACAGCATTGGTGCTGTCGATAGCAGCTGTGAAATTATGCAGGTTACCTTTACCGGTAGCGATAAGACCGGCAGTGATATCGTTTTTTGCAATGGTATCAAAACCATTAAACAAATCGATACTTTTTGTTCCGGCAGGATTACGCACGGCACCAAACAACGCCATGTTCAACTTGGTTGACAAGCTGATCAATTCGGAGGTTAATACCAATTTATTGAAATCAACACCTTTCAACGCATCGCCCGAAAGAGTTAGACTACCGTAGATAGATTGTAGAACATCGTTCGGATCGAATTCTGTGATGACCGATCCCAGGTATACTTCGAGCTCACGTCCGAAAATATCAGGTGCTCCATTTTTACGTTCAGGATCGTAAGGTCCAAACTCCGCGTTGCCTCTCATATTCCCGACAGCTTGCTTGTACTGAACGCCTGGGCGTAGAGTCATGTGCTGAAGTGAATTTTGCAACGCGATGGTAATTACCATCAACAATTCTTTCCGGAACTGGATGGCCGATTTTGCTAATGAATCGGGAGTTACTGTGACTGCCATGATTTAGATATGTATTTTGGCGTTAATAATTATTTAATAAGATCAAACAAACCCTTGGCAGCTGCCATGTTTGTAAAGAAATC